CTAAAGTACATTGGTTGGCTGAACTACACGCCAGAGGTTTGGCAGACTGGATTGATGGAGGATCAATAACTTCCATTCATAGTATAGAATTTAGTATTTATCACCCATTAGGGTTTGCTGGTACGGCAGATTGTTTGCTCGATATTGACGGAAAGCTGACTATAACTGACTTTAAAACAACTGGTTCGAGTAAAGATAAGCCTGATAAGTACCTGGAGGATTATTTTTGTCAGTTGGGTGCATACAATATGGGATTAAAACACTTAACTGGCATTCAAGCGAAGCAAGCTGCGATAATTATTGCGAAAGATGATGGAGCCATTCAAGAGAGAATAATGAATGAGTATGAATTATTGGGAGCAATGGCAAAATTTGAAGAAAGAATGCACAAATATAATAAATTTAGGTAAAAAAAACTCAGGTGATTAAACCTAAGAAATTTTTAATTCAGCTGGCTTTTTTATATTCTTTATAAATTTTATTATCGTTTTTAATTTGATAATATTTAGTATCTAAATTTTGGGATTCTTTAGCATAATCGGAGAGTGTGATCTCTCCGAATAAGTAGGCATCATCAAGTGATGCTCTTTTTTGTTGATACTCTTTATGTTTCATGTTAAATAATACCCCTCTCCATTAGTCTGATCATCTTCATCTCTTGCCCACCATTCGATTTTTACATCTTTAAATGTATCTCTAAGTTTTTTATATATAGCAATGGGTGGCGACCATGCGGTATTGAAACCAACAACAAGTGTGCGACCATTAAGGTCATCAATATCGGTGATTTCAATATCATCTTTTGGAACGTCCCATTTGGTGTCCCATTTTTCACACCTCCAATCATACCAACGTAAATCTTGTTCATTTGTGGATTTAAATTTAAGTGACTTCATAATTTCTCCGTCACTTAATTTTATTTCCTCAATGAAAGGTAGCTCTCCTTTCATTCCCAAGACTCTATTAGGTTGCCAACGACTATAAACCTCGTCACCTTTTAATGGAACGTTAGACCAATTTGGTTCTTTAATAAGTTGGCCAAATGGACACCCTTTTTCAAAGATGTCCTTAATTTTTTTAATGTTTGTTGTTTTTGCTGAAGAAAACGTAACTTCGTTTGTTGTCCAATTAGGCATTTAAAATCTCCTTTAATTTTTTTTGAATAGATTTAAAAAGTTGATAACCTTCTTCAGTAAGATTATCTTCATCAATTTGATACCAAGCATCATTTAAAATTTCAGCTAAAAATTTAACTTCTTCTTGAGTTAAAAATTTTCCTAGTTCATCATGTTGCATTGGAATTTCGGTATTGTATTTCCACATAATTAACCTCTAATTACGGGAGCTAAATCTTGCTTGCCTTTTGAATTGGCAATCCATAATGCTCCACCATCATTACCTTCATCATCAGATTGTGGTATTAATGCTGAACCATCACTTAGTTCAATAACTATTGGAGAAGAATACCAACCGCTTGCTTCGGTTTCTTCTTGTGTTAAATAACGAACTCCCATAATTCTTAATCCAACTAAGTGATTAAATTGTTTAGCCCACTTTGCTTTTTCTTTGTATAGTGGGTCGTTTTCGAGAATAACTTTTTTTGGTTTTGATTGTGTCATAGCGTTTTATGAGAAAAAAATAATTGTTTTATGAGACAGATTTTTCAAATTGTTCATCTGACCATTCTGGGTCAGGTGTTGGCGAAAAATCAGGAATGAGCTTTGATAACTCTCGTATCTCTTTGCTTAATCTAGCTAACGAACTTGGGTCGTTATTCATTTCAGCTTTGAGCATACTTTGAAAAAGAAGATTCATTGCCGAAGCAAGCATTTTCTTGTTTTCATTTTTTAAAGGTTCAACCCTTTTATCTTTGGAACGATCAACCATTGCTTTAACGGTATCTCGGTGTGCTTGTTGTCTTGATACATTAAATGTACTTTGAGCATATGCACGAACTCCTTTTGGAGAAATTCCTAAATCTAAAAGACGTTTCAACCTTTCTAAATCTTGTGATCGAAGTTCATTGGAACGTCTTGAATTAACCATAGGCACTTTACATTTACTACTCTAATATACTAGCATATATATAGATAAAAAACATTCAACTATGGGAAGAATTAAAGATTTATTGCTCAGAAAACAAAACGAACAAGATCAACCAAATCCAAATGAAATTAAGCTCTCATTTAATGATCAATGGTTTTTATTAACAACAATTATAGGATTCATAAAACATTCAAAATATAGTCTTAATAGAAAAATGAGATTGATGAAATTATTAGATATTTTTATTCTTGCATCAATTAAAGGAAGATCAATAAAATTTAGGAAAATGATTGCAAATACTAAGAAATAACTGCTATAATATAAGAGTAGTTTACTTTATTCGCTATGTCTGCTTATTTATGTTCGGACGATACTTTCAACGCATTGTCTACTTTCTATTATATGAAAAGTGGTAAAACTGATGATGAAAGAAAATCTAATATCTTAAGAGCTATTAGAAAAGTTAACAAAAAGTCTTGGTACGAAAGACAACAAGTTGCTGAAACTTACGAAGATCGCATGAAACTCCACGCAAAATTTAATAAGTTTTGTGATGGTCTTTATGACATTTGGCTAGATCAATATTCTGAAGGTAATTTTTATAAAATGATCTTCAATATCTTATTAAGAGAAAATCAAAACTCTTTGATGGCTAGATATAACGACAAAGAATATTCTGAAAGACCTTCATATATATATAGAATGTCGAATTGTGTGAACTATTGGGACGATCATAACCAATTAGGTTATCTTGTCGGAATTATCAACAATTATGATTATCAATCTTGTGAACACGGAAATTATCAAGATTCTTTGGGTTATGCAATTCTTGATCAAATTAAAGAATTACTACTAAGAGAATTACAACTTGGTGAAATTTGGGATTTTAACGAGTCTAAATTTATTCAAGAAAATAAGTTATTTCAACCTATTTCTTAATTTCTTTTCACATATACAAACTTACGAGGTATTATTTAGTTAATACCTCTTTTTTATTGGCAATGGTCTCAAAAAATAGTATGGAGTCTATTAAAAATATTTATGGAAAACGTAACCCAAAAAGTCATATTGAACAGCGTTGTCAAAGACTCTACACAAAACAATTAGATGGTTTATCTACAAGACAGTTAGTTTTACAGCACGCACAAAGAGAAAGTATCTCCGAAAAAACAGCTTGGGCAGATTGGAAAACCGTAACCAAGTGGAACTCACAAGATTTAGAGCGAGATCGAGTCGATATACTTTCTCGTTTGCATAGTATGAGGCAAAGATTGTTTAATGCGGCTTTGAAAAAAGGCCAACTGCAAACTGCACACATGATTTTAGATTCGCTAGGTCGAGCAAATGGAGAAAATCAGGAAGCAATAAATGTGAATATGCCGCCTTCGTTAAACATTCAAATTGAAAGTAAAGAATGACATTCAATTTTTGCATTCAATTTTTGCTGACTTGACAAATCCAGCTGAAAAACGCATTCAATTTTTTGCATTCAATTATTTTTAGTTGATTTTTGCATTCAATTTTGCTGACCTGGACATCTCCTGGTGTTTACCTAGTCTTGTCCTGGTGTTTCCAGGCAAAAAAAAGGGGAGCTTATGCTCCCGCTTTGTATTCGGTGTAGGGCGAGTGGCCCTGGTGGTACTCCTGGATCTTTTCGTCCAGCTCTTTGATGTCGAGTCTGTCATCAAAAAGGCTGACATAATCTCCTGTGAGTGGTTCGCCTTGTAAGTTCTTAGCTTTGCGGTACTCCGAGTAAGTTTTGCACCGCCTGGCTAATTGGTAGCTCTCATAGTCGTTATCCATCCAAAGAGCCACATTCCAGGTCTCGTAGTTAGTCCAACCGTTATAGCTCATGGTCTTGTCTCCTCCCAACTTATTGTTGAGTAGTCGAAAGAGGGAGCCTTTTGGTTGGCTCCCCATGATCCTAAGATCATAATGATAATTGTCATAAAGGCTAGATAGCCGATAGTAAATTTCATAGCTTTAAGAATAAAGTTCAATTAGTAAGAGTTCGTAGGCTCTTTTTCGTATGTGAGGATCGAGAGGATCCTCTTGGTAGAGTTCCTCTTCGATCTCTTCGAGCCTTGTCTCCTTGTAGGAGTCAAAGATCAAATTGCTCATTGGCTTCGTATTGGGCTTGGTCGTAGTAGTCTTGGGCTTTTGTCTCTAGCTCTTCTTCGAGAGCTTCGAGGGCTTGCCAATCCTTTGGATCAATGCCACGAGAGGAAGCTTCGTCATCAACGTAGGCTTCCCACTCCGAGCCGTAGCACTTAGGACGATTGTAAACAATGGTCATGCTTTGGCCTCTTTAGCTTCAAGTAACTTGATTAAGACTTTGGAAGTCTCTTCGAGTTGCTCTTTGTCGTCCTTGCCGTACCACTTGAGAAAGTCTCGTATTTCCTCGTGAATAAATTTCCTACCACTTGATGATGGGAAATCTACATCTAAGGAATCACCATCAGAGAATCGAAAGCTGATTGAGTAGCTTGTGAAGCTGACGGATTCGACACCTGAAAAGGTGTAACGTGCTTTTGGTTTTGCCATAGCAGAAAAATTAATTAAGTTTTCGAGGTTCGTAGGCTTGTCTCCTCCCCTACTCTTATATTATAGCAGATAACTCCTATATTACACGAGCATATGCTCTATTTGTAACATTTCTTAACATAGGGGGAGGGTTTGTAAAAAAAACTTTATTTAGCCAGGGGCGGGGAACCTGCTGATAAAGCATAGAATAAGTTGCTGTTATGATAATAGAGGTTATTATTTTTGTATGGCAGTAGCAGAACCATTAAGTTTACGTTGGGCACAAGGGGAAGTATTTAGTGCAAAGGAAAGATTTAGGGTATTAGTAGCTGGAAGAAGATTTGGTAAAAGCTATTTAAGCTGTGTTGAGTTGTTGAAGGGTGCTATTGCAAAGCCTGGTGAAACATATTTTTATTGTGCACCTACCTATCGAATGGCGAAGGACATTGCATGGAAAACATTGAAGAAGTTAGTGCCAAAGCAATGGATCAAATCCAAGAATGAGACAGATTTGAAGATTGAATTGGTAAATGAATCAACTATTGAGTTGAAGGGAACTGAAAATGCTATGGCATTAAGAGGTCGTAGCTTAAGTGGCGTAGTTTTAGACGAAGCTGCATTTATGGACAGAGAAGTATGGTCTGAAGTCATAAGACCTGCATTAGCAGATAAGCAGGGGTGGGCGTTATTTATTTCAACACCTGATGGAACGGCAAGTTGGTTTTACGATTTATGGTGTTATGTGCCCGAAGATGAGAGTGGAGATTGGAAAAGGTGGAGTTTTACGACTATTGAGGGGGGTAATGTTCCGAAAGAAGAGGTTGAAGCAGCTAGGGGACAGTTAGATAATCGTACATTTCGACAAGAATTTGAAGCGAGCTTTGAAAATCTCACGGGATTAGTGGCAATTAGTTTTGATGATGAAAATATTTCAACTGAAGCGGAAGATTTACATATGTTACCGCTATATATGGGGGTAGATTTTAACGTAGACCCTCTTTGTGGGATATGTGCGGTAAAAAACAACGAAAATTTGTATGTTTTTGACGAAATTATCTTACGAGGAGGTGCTACTACATGGGATTTTGCCGAAGAAGTGGTAAATAGATATGGTGTTGATAGAAGAATTATCACTTGTCCCGACCCTACGGGTGGTGCCCGTAAAACAAGTGGCGTTGGTCTTACAGATCACACAATTTTACGAAGAAGTGGTTTTACCGTGTCTAGTCCGAAAGCTCCTTGGAAGATTAGAGATAAAATTACTGCTGTAAATACGGCATTATTTGATGCAGCAGGTGATCGAAGAACATTTATTCATCCGAGGTGTAAAGAATTGATAAAATCTCTTCGGACGTTAACTTACGCACCAAATACGGGTATGCCAAACAAAAATCTAGGAGTTGACCATGCGTTTGACGCATTTGGTTATCTTTGTTTACAGCAATTTAACCTTGCAAAACCAGAGACACTAGGGCAAACTTCGTTTAGAATATATTAAGAACTACCTAATTCTTACTATGTATCATTCTACGACTAAGAAAAAGAAGAAGAAAAAGAAAGGAGGTAAGAAACGTGGCGAATGTTCCTGTAAATAAAGCGTTATACTCTAGGGTAAAAGCTGAAGCTAAACGCAAATTTGCTGTTTATCCTTCTGCTTACGCTAACGCATGGCTTGTACGAGAGTATAAAAAGCGTGGTGGTACTTATCGCACGGGAACTAAGAAACGTGGCAAGAAGTAGTGGCGGTTTAACCCGTTGGTTTAAAGAAAACTGGGTTGATGTAAAGACAGGAAAGCCTTGTGGCCGTAAAAAAGGCGAAAAACGAGGTTATCCTGCCTGTAGACCTAGTAAACGTGTATCAAGTAAGACACCTAAGACAACAAAAGAAATGTCGAGTGCTGAAAAAGCAAGATTTAAGAGAGAAAAAACAGGTAGTAAGAAGATAACTTATCAACATAGACGTAAAAAGAAGAAAAAATAACTGTAAAAAACCCAGTTTCACGGTAATATAATCATATATAAACTTTTTTTCTTA